AGATAATCGTAATCAAACAATAGAAAAACCAAATGCATTTCAAGTTAATACATCAATACAAAGATGCTTGGCTAAAGCAATAGCACTGCACGGATTGGGATTATATATTTATGCAGGTGAAGACTTGCCTCATGAAGACCCAATTTCTCGAGCAGAAGAAGATGAATTAATTTCAGTAGCTGCTGCTATTTCTGAAGAAATGGAAGAACAGGTATCTACTTCTTTAACTGATGGTAGTGTAAACAGAGCTAACTACAAAGGTTCACTATCAAAGTTAAAAAGAATGATGAAAGAAGGCAAGTCATGAAAAATCTAAAGATAGATAGTGACGCTTGGGATGATGCTCTTTTTAAGAGGGGTGTTATCTATACCGTGGGTACTAATGATGGTGCTCACTTTAAACAGGTTGAGTTTATTGGAACTAAGTTATATCATGGAAAATCTATGATGGTATTTAAGACTAATGACGAAAGACGATTAACTGTCAATCCCAGCTATCAATCATTTGTAATAGAAGACCCATATAAACCTGAGTTTATAATAGGAGATTTTGATACAGATGCTTTACTTGAAGTTGAGATTGCAAACCAAGAAGGAGTTAACCATTAATGGGTAAACTAACTGTAAAAGAAGCCGAAGAGCTAAAAGAGAAAGGTATCTTATCTAAAAAAGCTGTTGCAGAAATGCAAAAGTCAGGATTAATTGGTACTCGTAAAAGAGGTGTAAGAAAATATATGAAAACTGCTGATGGGAATTGGGTATGTCCCCAGTTATATTTTCAAGGATTGAATAATAGTGAATATAGTAAACGAATGGTTGAGTTTAGAGATGAGTTTAATACTTTGTTAAAAAAGTATACAACTGAACGCTCAACAATTAAACAATAAATAAGGAGTAAAAGTGAAAAGTCTAGAAAACACAATAGTCAGTAAATCTGATTCTGCTAGATTACCTATCGTTCCTGGAACATATCCTGCTCATGTGAGCGAATTTGCTTCTATGGAATATAATGATAGTATCGTTTTCAATTTAACCTATGTTATAGCAACTGAGGCCAGTCAATTAGAAATAAATAAAATGTTTCTTGATGATGGTCAATTAGTTAAAACGACAGACGCTGAAGGTGCAGATGTTATGATAAGTGCATCATATATGTCTGGAAAGCCTTTTAAGGGCGGTGGAGTTTGGTTAACACCAAGTCCAGGACAAGGTGAAGGTTGGAAGAATAAAAAGTACCAACAACATTGTGAAAATATGGGAATTGTATTTGATACAAACGATGACGGTGAAACCATTCTTGGAGAAATAGAAGAGAATGATGTAGTTGGAAAACCTGTTCTTATTAAATTAGGACAAGAGGAGTATACCAAAGATGGACAAACAAAGACTGCATGGAAAGTCTTTACTGTCTATCCGTGGAAAGAAGGAAGTATTATGTCAGCTGAAGAAATGAAATCTGACGTACCTTTCTAAATTAAAGTAAGGATAGGCATTGCCAGTATTCCTGTCGATATGAAATGAGTGTACACAGAATATGTTATGGCTCTATCCTTATTTTGCTTAAATTAAGACGAGCGGTTTGCTTTAATCACACCTCGGATTAGCTTACCCCTTCCACAATACCCTCCTCAAAAGTGAGCCGCTCAAATTTTAACTTAGGGGATTATTGAGCGTACTGAGTGTTCTTTAGGTTGATATACTTGGTTGGCAAAGACTTAATAATCCCTTAAATTCTGTTAAAAGGAGATTATATGCAGAACAAAGAAACAATCGATAGATTAAACAACCCCCCAATTATCAAAAACAAAAAACCAATAGACTTAGGTGATATGCCTGAAGATATGAATTTAGAATTAGCTAAGGTTGCTATATATGATATAATAGAAGAGATTTGTGAAAAATATAAAGAAGGTGATTTGCGTTCAAAAACATTTAGATATAACTTAGGTGTCGCAATATTTAGAAAAATTATGAATGAAGGCTTTATTTATAGAGTTATAGACAGAGGCGATGAATTGGAGAAAAATAATGAACGAAGCAATAGTGACAATAAAAGCGACTGAATCTGAACTTAAATGTTTAATATGGTCTCTTAATGCCATCAAAACGATTAGGTTGCCTGTAGAACCTGAATGGAAAAAACCTTATAAAGCTTTATTGAAAGATTTAGAAAAAATAAGAGACGGTATTCAAGAAGAAAGAAGGAATATTATAAATGATAAGAAAAAAGAAGAAAAACTCAGGAATATTGACTGCGAAACATGTGATTGATAGAATGGTAAAGAAGGCCTTAAAGAATGGCTTTAAGGCTATACCATCTCGTAATCATATGTATTTGGAAGATGTGGAAGATGGGGAATACTTTAACACAGGCCGTTTAAAAGGTATTAAAATAGAGACTGGGAATATGGGTACAAAAGTTATTGTACTTGATATTAAAATGGCAAAGGAAGATGTTAATTATTATTTAGGCAAGCAATTGCTAGGGAATAAAACGGAGGTACTAAAATGAGTATATTATTAGATATAGCACAAGTATGGTTTCTTGTTCTTATATGGAAAAAATTAGAAGAACTTTTAAAAGAAGCAAGGAAGGAATATTAATGAGTATGAGAGTAACATTAGATTTTCAAGAACCTATCATTTATAGATACGAGGGAGAGGTAGAAATAACGGGAAAAAATTATCCTTTTCAAGTAAATTGGAATAATGAAATGGGAGAAGTCGTTTCTATTGACTGGGCAATCATGCCCAGTGAAAAATTAATGAAGGCTGAAAAAAGAATAACACAGCTAGTTTCTAAGGTTATAAAAGAAGATGCAAAGATTATAATTGTTTAAAGGAGGAATTATGGGACAAATGTCTTGGTTAGCGCATTTAGTAGATACGCAAGATGAGAAGGGCTTAATAGAGTTTTTAGCAGGAAAAGGATTTAAAAAACCAGATTATGCTGCAAAAGAATTCTTAAAAGCTGCTAATGAAATTAAGGAAGATGAAAAGAAAAAAGAAAAAAATGGATAAATGTCCAGCGTGTGGTTTTAAATACAATAGATATCCAAAAGCAACACAAATAAGAGACTTATTATTTCAAAGAGATAAAGATACAAAGAAAACATTAAAGAAAGTTATTGGATTAATAAGAGAAAATATCCCCTCAGAGGACACAGATGATAAAACCCACAAGTTCTTATGGGGATTAAAAGATATCGAGAATAAGGTCATACTGTGGGGTATAAAAGTATATATAAGCAGTAATATGCATCTGTCAGCAAAGGGATTCGCTTTCTTAAGAGCGATTATCCAAAATCATGCTAAAGATAGAAAAGCATTAGAAAAAGCAGAGTTAAAAAAATTAGGTAAAACACCCAAATCACTTAAAATAAAAAGGAAGGAGTTGGGGTATGATAAATAAAGCATTGTTTCCAGTAACAGAGGTACCAGCTGTTGGTATCCCTGAAAATGGAAAAGAAATAGATAGCACAGGATATAAATTCATTATGAGAGAAGATACTGGTGAAATTCTTAGTTGTATGACTAACGAATATCAATTAGTAACCAATCAACAGTTGTATGATGCGTCTATTGACACATTAAGAAAAGTAGGAGCAGTAGAGAGGGAAGTAAAAGTGTTAGCTGACGGTAAGCGTTCTATTATGAGATATGTAATACCAAATGTTAAAGTAAAAGTTTCAAAGGATGATATAGTAAATCCTGAAATAATGTTAAAAAACAGTTATGATGGCTCATGGGAGATAGGTATTCAAGCAGGAGCATATCGTTTAGTATGTTCCAATGGGATGGTTATTGGTGTTGTCTTGTCTAAAAAGTCAAATAAGCACTCAATATATAACCCTAGAATATCAGAGCTACCTGAATTAATTACAGAAACTATTGAAACAACTGCAAGTGTATTCAAAGATGATTTTGCATTAATGCTTGACACAAAAGTGAATAAAGACCACGTACAAAAACTCATAGAAATGATTCCTACTAACGTAATGGAGCCATTTATTCAGTATTTAATGTCCCATAATCCAGATAATTATTGGGATTTAATCAATGCTGCTACATGGGTTAATACTCATCACATGAATAGAGCTTATAACTCTACTCATCAATTTGAATCTCAAATATTTCCAACCATTACTAGATGGACAAATGAAGAAGCGAGAGCATAAACCAAAAAAGTACCTTAGTTCTGTTTACGATTGGAAAAATAAAACCAGTTGGCCGTTCAAAGGAGACGTTGATGACCCTGAATATTTAAAAGCAAGGTCTAAACTTTTTCAAGAGAACGGTAACGGCTGGTGGTGGGGTCAAAAGAAACCAGAGGAGCAATAATGAACATAGATTGTCCTGTAATAATACCTTATTATGGTGGAAAATATTATCTAAGTCAAAAGCTAGTTCCTATGATTCCAGCTCACGATAAATACATAGAAATGTTTGCTGGGGGTCTCTCAATGTTCTTTAGGAAAAAGAAAGTAGGGTGGAATGTAGTTAACGATTTAGATAAAAATGTAGTAAACTTATACACTGTTTTAGCTGAAAAATTTGATGAGTTTGTTCATCATATAAGCTGGTATGTTAAGAGCAGGAGTTTACATGAAATACTTAAAGAGTACATTAAAAGCACAAAAGTTGAAGTCATACCAGACGCTAAAAGAGCAGCTAGATATTACTATTTAATTCGTTGTTCATTTAATAATAATCCTCAAGGGACATTTAGTAAAAACTCAGCTGACTGGAATACTGATAACTTAATTAAAGATTTAAAGTATTCAAGAAAATATCTTAATGATGTTTTAATTGAAAATTTAGATTTCAGAACATTGGTGGATAGGTATCCTCCTAATAAAGGAGATTTTTGGTACTTAGACCCACCATATATTGTGGCAGGAACTAGAAATGATTACTACATACACTCTCTTGGCGAACAAGACCATATTGACTTGCGCAACATTTGTAAAGTTATAGATGATAGTGGTGGTAATTTTATGGTAAGCTATGATGATAAACCTGAAGTCCATGAACTTTATAAAGATTATGTAATAGAGGCTATTCCAGTTAAATACGCTGGTCAAACGCAAAAAAGAGAATACAAAAACGAATTAGTTATTACTAATTATGACAAAGTAGCTTATCAAGAAACCTTATTCGATGGAGGATAATATGAAAACAGATATCAAACTTCCCCCAAACGATATGGAAGCAGAAGAATGTGTACTTGGTGCTATACTATTAGGAGGATGGGATACATATGATGCAGTTTCAGCAATCATACAAGATGATGAAGCTTTCTATGACCATTTGACTAAACATACTTGGAGAGCTATGGGAAGACTTAGAAGAGCTGAGCAAGTAATAGAACCTCTGACACTGTTAAACGAAACCAAAAAGAAGAATAATGCCGTTACTGCATATTGGATGACTGGGCTACCTGAAAAGGTTGTCGGGGCTGCGATGGCAAAACAGCATGCTAAGATGGTTTGGGAAAAATTCGTTCAACGACAAGTTGGAAAGACCGCTTACAAACTATATAACGCAAGTTTCTCTAATATAGACACTACTCGTGCTATCTTAGAAGAACATGGCAGGTATGTAGATGACTTAAGGGCTCTCCTGCCTTCCAGGAATGGGGATATAGGTACGATAATTAAAGAGACAGTAGATAAGATTATCAAAGGAAACGCTATGATACCCTTTAATTTTAAACCATTAGATGAATTTTCAGGCGGAATGACGCGAGGTGAAATAACCGTACTAGGCGGCAGACCAGGACATGGCAAAACTACTCTTGTAGTTAACCTTATTAGAAAATTAGTTGAAGATGGTAAGCGAGTATTGCTATTCAATCGTGAAATGAGTAATACTGAAATGATGAGAAAAGTAATAGTGATGGAATCTAAAGATATAACATATGACGATGTAAGAAAAAATGTGATTCCTAAAAAAGTTGAAGAAAAATTGTTAAACGGAGTTTCATCCACTGTGAGTGATAAGTATGCCAATTTAGTAATGTATGAAGATATACGCTCATTGGAAGAATCCCTCGGTGAGATTACTAAGTTTAAACCAGATGTGATTATAGATGATTACATTCAATTGATTTCAGTTGGGAGTGCTTCTTTAGAACGAAGATTCCAGTTGGAAAAGATTATGAATGATTATAAATGGATTTGTAAAAAAGAAAACTGTTCTGCTATCCTAGTAAGTCAGTTAAACAGAGAGATAGAAAGAAGATTCGACCCAAAACCTAAGCTTAGTGATTTTGCTGAAAGTGGAGTTATAGAACAGTGTGCTGAATCCGCGCTGTTCGTATACTATCCCTACCAGTATGATGATGAAAAATTTAGTCCATATTCTATTAGCGTAATAGCTGCTAAATCTAGATATGGATTAACTGGAGAAAGCACTTTAGGTTTTAATGGGAATAAGTGTAGATTCTATAATACAGAATCGAAAGCTTTACTTGAATCTAAAAAGTGATAATAAGCAAACACATCAGTTGCCGAGGTTGTAGCTATCAACAGCGCGGTGACTGTTTGTGGTTTGCAAGACCCAAAAGTATACCTCATGAAGTATTCTCGAAAGGATGTAAGCATAGAGTGTCTAAAGTTGAATCAATACCTCATCACCCAGCTGTAGAAAGGATTGTAGACCTATTCCACGGCGAACTGATATAGCATACATAGGAATAGACCCTGGTTATAACGGTGGTATATCAGTTGTGTGGCCAGATAGAACTATTGATGCTTATAGATTCCCAGCTAAACTATACAAACTTCCTAAAATATTACTGTCTATTAAAAATCATTGTCATGTAGAAGGATTTAAAGAATGTTGGATGATAGAAGATGTTCATGCATTGAGAGGTTCGTCAGCTAAGGGAACTTTTACTTTTGGTAGAAATTTAGGTGTTTGGGAGGGTATCCTATCAACACTAAATATAAAGTGGATAAAGATTAGTCCTAAAGAATGGCAAAAAGAATATAAATTAACAGTTCAAGGCAAAGAAAGAAAAAACAAATTAAAAACATTCGCTCAAAGATATGTTAATAATTCTAAAAGTACGTTCAACGTTACATTTGCAACTGCAGATGCTATTTTAATTGCTAAATATTACAAAAGAAAGGGCTTTGGCTATGAAAAACTTTAAATTAGGGAATAAATACGCAGGGATTCATCTTACAAACAATATATTTTCAATAGGATTTTTCCCATTTGTATTATCATTCGCAGCTACACCTAGGTCAATAAGGATAAGTATAACATTTTTTAGTATTTGTCTTGATGTAGGAGTGTCAAAAACATTTAAATTTGAATGATTATCTCCATTCAACAACGAGGGCGATATTTTGGCTCGCGAACCTTAACCGATGAAGGTAAATCGGGGTATTGCCCTTAATATTCTATTAAATTTTCATAGTCAGTTCGAGACTTCTGCTTTTGTATAATATTAGATAGATTCTTCATCTTAGTCTTATTATCAGCTCTTGGGTCGTACATTTTATTTCCTTTAGTTGGAACACCAATCATCGACCTTAATCCCTTATTGACTTCTTTAGTAGTTTCAGAAGGATATGCTTTAAATAGATGTCTTATCATATCATATCCTCTTCCCTCTACTATAGATGGTATTATCTTAGACTGTAATTGACCTGCCATTGTATTAATCTTATACCACCTAGATTCTGCTTCCTTGTCTTTAGTCATTCTAGAATAATCAAGGTTACCAAAGCTTATTTTATATAAGTCTGATTTTGTTCCATTTAATAATCCTGAAGCTTCAAAAGCATATCTAATATCATCAGGTAATGGCCCGAGGAACTCACCTACAATTCCTCTTGTTATTTTATCAGTGTCATCTCTATCAACTATAGTTTCATGCAACCCTTTTATTTTTTCAATGGTATCATTTTCATAAATATTATATGCATTAACATTAAATATTCCACTTAACAATCCAACCATAGCATATATAGCACCATATCTATAGTGATACATCATCTCAGGAGATGTCCAATCCCCAACCATAACAGATTCTTTCGCACCCCTTATCATTTTAGCTTGTGTAGATATTAATGAATGAGGGTAGTGCATTAACATATTAAACCAAGAAGATACAGCACCAGCTGCAACTTTTCCAGAATATATTGGATTACCAGCTGAATCTAATTCTCCAGGGACTCCTCTAATAAATTTTGATTTAGCATGTGGAGCATATTCATAAGCCCAACTATTAACTGCTTTAAGAGCAAAATTCTTAGCGTCTTGTTCAATTATCTTAGGTGCTCTATTAGAACCAAATTGTCTTTCAAGACCCTTCATATAGTTACCATTATTAATCATAGTATCGTAATAGAGAGCCATAGACCTTCTGAACATATATCTTCTTTGCATATTTTCAGTAATTCTATGAAATACTAGAGACTTGTCAACAGTCCAATTCATTCCCTGCTTTAAAACCTTGCCAATCCCAGACCCATCTTTATATTCAAAAGAGCCAGTAGCTTCATTAAATTTAATATCTTGAACCTTTATACCCTCTGATGGCAATAAACCTTGAGTGATTAATTCCCTAGCTCCCTCAGC